TCGCCGAAGAGGTTGAAGATGAGCAGGACTGAACGCAAAAGCGCAAGGGAGCGCGGATACACGCGGCAATGGGAAAAGGCGCGGCGTGCATATCTCTCTGAACATCCATTGTGTGTGCTGTGCAGGCAGCAGGGCAGGATCACGGCAGCCACCGTGGTCGATCATATCGAAGCGCATCGTGGCGATGAGGACAAGTTCTGGAATGAAGCGAATTGGCAAAGCCTTTGTATCTCATGTCATTCGAGACACAAGCAAGCGGAAGAGCGCGGCTCTATGCGATTTGGGTGCGGATCTGACGGTTGGCCAAGCGATCCTCGGCACCCTTGGTGCAGCAAGGCATAGGGGGGGCGGTGGTCGATTCTCTGCAACTTTTCTGAATGGGACCGGTGGAGCACCCACGCACGCAGTTTCATCAAAGTTTTGGGGTAAACGATGGGTAAACGAGGACCAAAACCTGAAAATCCAAACGGAACCCTGACAATCCCCGGGATTTCCGAGAAGAGACCTTCGCCGCCCTCCGGGATGACGCCAAGGGCTCGCCGAACTTGGCGAACGATCATTGCGAGCCTCACGCCTTCCCATTTCCGGCCGGGGGATCATCCCCTGCTTCGATCCTACTGCGAATCCGAGGCGCTCCATTGGGAGGCAACGAAGAGCATCAAGGCCGAGGGCGCCGTTGTCCGAATCTGCAAGGTGTTCGATGAGGGAACTGACAAACAGCGCGAAGTGGTGATCGCCACCAAGGCGAACCCCTGGGTGGCCATCCAGACTCAGACCGCGCATACCATGGCGCAGCTCGCAACCAAGTTGAGGCTCTGTGCCAACTCGAGGCTCTCGAATGCAAAGGCCGGATTTGAGAAGCCAGCACAGTCGGCCAAGAGTTCACGCGCCGGGCTCAAGTACGGCGGGAGGGAATAGTTGAGAGACCGCGCAGCCGACATGATTGCCTACATCGAGACGCTCAAGATCCCCGAAGGCATGCACGTCGGACGGCCGTTCGTTCTCCGTCCTTGGCAAAGAGACATTATCCGCGGAGTATACGGCCCAGTCGACGCCTCCGGAAAACGTCTCTGCCGGATCGCAGTCTATTCCGTCCCGAAAAAATGCGGGAAGACTCCGCTTGTGGCTGGCATCGTCCTTGGCCACCTGCACGGCCCCGAGGCGAAGCACAACGAGCAGATTTACTCGGCAGCCTTCGACCGCGACCAGGCGAAGATCACTTTCGAATACTGCCGTCAGATGATCGAGATGGACGAGGAACTCTCCCGCGAAATCGTGATCCGATCAAGCAGCAAAGAACTCTTCTGCCCGGCAACCGGTTCCCGGTATAAGGCGCTCTCATCCGAAGTGAAGGGCAAGCACGGCCTGGGTCCTGCCGTCCTCATCTTTGACGAACTGGCGCAGTTTGGAACCGACCGGACTTTTTACGATACGCTCATGCAGGGCCGGGGAGCCCACGAGGAACCGCTTGCATGGATCATCAGCACACAGTCACCCGATGACAAGGCGGTCTTATCTGAACTCATCGACTATGGCCAGCTCGTGAACTCGGGCGAAATCGAGGATCCGACTTTCAGGCTCTTCCTCTGGACTGCCCCAATGGACGCCGACCCTCACGACGAGGCGGTATGGCGAGCCTGTAACCCGGCCCTTGGGGACTTCCTCAACCTCGATGATATGGCCGAGGCCTCGAGGACGGCCAAAAATATGCCTTCGGCGGAGGCGAATTTCAGGAACCTGCGCTTAAATCAGAGAATTGACGCCTCCGCCCATTTCATCACGCCGACGATCTGGAAGGCCTGCGGGGGTGAAGTTGACCTTGGAGTATTTGAGGATCGGGAATGCCGCGGGGGACTCGACCTTTCCGGAAAGAACGACCTCACGTCCCTGGTGTTCGAAGCCGAGGATGACGACGGGGTTCATCATGTCCTTCCGCATTTCTGGGCACCGGGCGATGGTCTCCGCGAAAAAGAGAAGCGCGACCGGGCGCCTTACTGCCTGTGGCGGGATCAGGGATTCCTTGAGGCCAAACCCGGCAAAACGATTGATTACGGTTGGGTTGCCAGGAAGATCGGGAAGCTCAACGGAGTCCTCAAAATCGCCTGGATACGGTTCGACCGGTGGCGAATCGCCGACTTGCAGCGCGAATTGATCGACGCCGGGGTCGACTGCTGGATCGAGGGAGTCGATTGGACTCCGCCGAAACCCGACGAATGGAGCAAGACCACGATGCCTGACGGCCTACGCCTCATTCCTCACGGGCAGGGGTTCAAAGATATGAACCCGGCAGTCGAGCGCCTGGAGGATCTTCTGACTGAGGCCAAGGTTCGGCACGGGAATCATCCGGTCATGACCTATTGCGCCTCAAACGTGAGAGTCCAGACCGATCCGGCAGGCAACAGGAAATTCGACAAGCTCAAGGCGAGCGGCAGGATTGACGGCATGGTGGCGCTTGCGATGGCTCTCGTTCCGGCTTGGCAAGTTGAGGGAACGTCTGTCTATGAAACGCGGGGGATCAGCGCGATATGAAAAAGAGCCTTTGGGATAGACTGCGCGATGTGCTGAATCTTGGCCGAACCAAACGCGCCGACCCCGAGCAGACCCGCTATGTTTGGGTGCCTGTGAGCCATGCAGGGGTCCATGTCGACCATGAATCGGCCATGACGTTTTCCGCCGTCTTCCGCGCAGTCTCCTATATTTCGCAGACCATCGCCTGCTTGCCCTGGCACGTTATCCGTCAGTTTGGCATGAATAAGCGGCGAATCGACCATCCGGCATCAATGCTCATCGACTCAAGGCCGAACCCGGAAATGAGCGCATTCGACTTCCGCGAGATCATGACTGCCTGGGCACTCACCTGGGGGAATGGGGTTGCCGAAATCGAGCGTGACGGCGCAGGACGACCCCTTGCTCTGTGGCCGATCGCACCGGACAGGGTGACGATTCTACGCGACCGCGAGACGGGAGAACTCATCTATCGGATCACGAATTACGTTGACGGGTATACCTACCTTGGATCCTCTGACGTGTTCCACCTTCATGGGCTTGGATATGACGGCATTCGCGGCTACTCGGTCATTTCCCTTGCGGCCCGGTCGATTGGGGTAAGCATCGCGGCTGAACAGTGCGCGGAGGATTTTTTTGCAAACGGTGCGATCACTTCCGGAGCTCTGCGACACCCGCGGCAGCTTTCCAATGAGGCCAAGGACCGCATGAGAGCCGATCTCGAATCAATCACCAAGGGATCCGGCAAGCGGTGGCGCATTCCAATTTTCGAGGAAAACATGGAGTGGATCGGGATGAGCATGCCGCTTCGTGATGCTCAGATGCTCGAACAGCGAAAATTCGCCGTAACCGAAATCGCCAGGTGGTTCGGACTGCCCCCGCACAAGTTGGCCGATCTTGAGCGAGCCACTTTCAGCAACATCGAATCACAGGCGCGGGAAGTGGTGAACGATGCCCTCATGCCGTGGGTGCGCCGGTATGAGCACGAGGCCGATTACAAACTGTTCTCCGGCCGGGAACACGGCTCAGTCTATACCGAACTCGACCTTCGCGGGATGCTCCGCGGTGATGATCAGGCGCGAGCCCAATACTACAAGGTGATGCGCGAAATCGGCGTCTACTCAACAAACGATATCCGAATCCTTGAGGACATGGATCCGGTTGGCTCCGAAGGCGATGCGCTCATCATGCAGACCTCGTACACGACCCTTGAGCGGATCGTGAGTGGAGAGGCGCAACAGAAACAACTTCTGGCTCCGGAGCCGAAACAGGCCCACGCGGTGCTCATTGAGGATGCGTTCACTCGAATCCTGAAGCGTGAGACAGGGCAATTCGATCAGATCCGGCACAAACTCAACGACGACTATCGCCTGTTCGACCAATGGGCGAAACGGTTTTTCGCCAAGCACCGAGCGTATATGCTCGGCATATTACAGCCGCTTGCTCTGGAGTTGGTCACGGCAATCCGGCCCGGTCTTGGAGAACTTCCCGGGACGCTCGATCCTTGCGTAGACAACCATATCGGGCGGTCCATCAGGGAACTGTTCGACCTGTTCGACGGGCGGAAGCCCATCGATATCGAACGGCGGGCGAAGGACGAAAGCCGGAGACTCATAGAATCCATTACCTCAGCGGTTCTCTCCATGGAGAAAGAACGATGATCCTCAACTTTGGTCACAACAGCAAGACGAAGGAAGGCGAACCGGCATGGGGAACAGTCGACAAGACGGCCCTGCCTGAATTGGCGTTTGCCGGGAAAGGCGAGAACAAATCCGATTGGTCCTATCCGCACCACTGGATCTCTGGCGGAACCGAACGGGACGACCGTGGAATCTGGACAAATGGAACCATGTATCTGCATGAGGGCGGTCTCAACGCGGCATGGTCAGCGGCAAACGGCGGACGATCAGGCCAGAAAGCCGAACAGTCGATTCTCGACCATTTGCAGGCGCACCGGAAGGCGCTCGGAAAAGACGACGCGCAGGATCGGCTTCGCCGGTATTCGATTACGGCGCAGGCAGCTGGAGAGGCTGAAATCTGGATCTATGAAGAAATTGGAGATTCATGGTTCGGTGGTGTGTCGGCCAAGCAATTTGTTGACGATTTGAAGGCCCTTGGGGACCTCCACACAATCAACCTCCATATCAACAGCCCCGGTGGTTCGGTGTTCGACGCAGTGGCAATCTACAACGTGCTGAAGGGTCACAAAGCCGCGGTCAACGTCAGCATCGAGGGCCTGGCGGCTTCTTCCGCTTCGATCGTTGCCATGGCCGGAGACCGAATCGAGATGGCAAACAATGCCATGCTGATGATTCACGATCCATGGACGGTGAGCATCGGGGCCGCCGACGACCTGCGACGTGATGCAGATATGCTTGACAAGGTGAAAGGGACCATTCTCCAGACCTATCTCAACCAATGCATGAAAACCGGGAAGAAGGACATGCGCGATCGGCTCATGCAGATGATGAGCGATGAGACATGGATGAGCGCGTATGAGGCCATGGAATGCGGATTGGTTGATGCAATCGTCGAAGAACTCCAGGCCGCAGCGGCCTGTTTCGACCTTTCCCGGTTCAAATACCGTAAAGTGCCGTCCGCTCTTATTGGGGCCTCCATGAATACGCGGAGCCGGTTGGCCAGTCTCAATCTCAAATGTCACCAAATCCGGACTGCCTGCGGTTCGGTTCGGGCGCCTGCGCCCCATAAACAATAATCCTCAAACCATAGAGGAGCATTCGAAATGAACGTTGAAATGTTAAAAACTGGGATCCCCTACTCCGTGTTTGACATGGCGGGTCCCGGGGATGAAAAGATTCGAGAGCTTCAGGACCGTCTCTTGGATCTGAACGAGCGTGCACAGGTGATCCAAGCGACCGCCGACGCCGAGAATCGGCCATTGACCGAAGATGAAGACAAGGAACTCGAGCGCGTCTTCGCCGATTTCGCGGCAACCGAAGACGAGATCGAGCGGCGCAAGCTCATCGCTGCACAGACCGCAAGGTTGCAGCAACCGGCCGGCCGTCAGACCGAACCGAACCAGCCCATGAATCAGTCGCAGGCGAATCAGGATCCTCCTCGTCAGCCAAGACAGCGACAACCAGTCATCACCATGCCCGAGGACCGCGGCAAGTGGGGCTGGAAGCATATGGGGGACTTCGCACAGGCAGTGCGAATCGCGGCATCCCGCGGCGGGTCTGCCGTGGTTGATCCGCGGCTCGTGATGAACGCTCCAACAACCTACAGTTCGGAGGGTGTAGGCGAGGACGGCGGTTTTGCGGTCCCGCCCGATTTCAGGGCCGCGATCTGGCAGAAAGTCAACGGGGAGGACAGTCTGCTTTCCAGGACCGACCAGCAGACCACGAGCAAAAACACTATGGTCTTCCCCGCTGACGAAACCACGCCCTGGGATACCTCGGGAGGCATTCAGGCCTATTGGGAGTCCGAAGCCGGGCAGATCACGCAGTCCAAGGTCGCCTTGAAGGAAAAGACCATCCGGCTGAACAAACTCACGGCTCTTGTCCCGGTCACGTCGGAACTCCTGGAAGATGCCCCGGGCCTTGATTCATACCTTCGGAACAAGGTGGGTACAAAGTTCGACTTCAAGATGTCCCTCAAGATCATCCAGGGCATCGGGAACGGCGAACCGCTCGGGATCCTGAAGTCTCCGTCCCTCGTTTCGGTCGCAAAGGAGACCGGACAGGAAGCCGATACGGTCCTTTCCGAGAACATCAACAAGATGTGGTCCCGGATGTATGCGCCGTGCCGCCGGAATGCGGTGTGGCTCATCAACCAGGACATCGAGCCTCAGCTGGATGCCATGACCATCGGAGTCGGTGTCGGCGGCGTTCCCGTCTACCTGCCTGCCGGAGGGCTTTCCGCCGCTCCTTACGGAACTCTCAAGGGCCGCCCTGTTGTTCCCACTCAGGCATGCGAGACCCTGGGCGACCAGGGCGACATCATCCTGGTGGACTTCAGCCAGTATCTCACGGCGATCAAAACCGGGAATATCAGGACCGACGTCAGCATGCACCTCTGGTTCGACTATGACGTCATGGCCTACCGGTTCATTATCCGCATGGCCGGGCAACCCTGGTGGGCAACCTATATCACGCCTCGGGACAGCAGCAATTACCTGTCCTGGGCGGTTACTCTGGATGAAAGAGCGTAGCATCGAACAACAGACCGGTGGCCCCCAATGGGGCCACAGAGGAGTATCGATATGAACTCGAATGTTCTGGCCTCGGAAAAAATCGCGGTGATCGGGACCCTTGATCCCGCAACCGTGACGAACGAGGCTTTTACCGATGTGATCGACTTGAGCAAATGGCACCAAGTGCTTGCGATCGCCCTGCTCGGCAACATGGCCGACGCAAACGACGTGGTCATGAAGGCCTACGTATGCGACTCGGCCGGGAACAATGCCGCGGCCATCAAGACCAAAACCCTGACCGCTGCGGCCGGGAACGATAATAGCCAGATCGTCATCGGCGTTCGCAGCGAGGACCTCCACGCTCAGGCCACTTACAACCGGTACATCAAGTTCGGCCTGGCCAATAAGGGCGGAGCGGGTGGTCCTGCCGGTGTCGCGGTTCTCGGTGTGGATGCGAAGTATGGTCCGGCATCGGACAACAAACTGTCGACCTGCTCGATCCTGAATGCCCTCGACTAGGAGGGAGTGATGAAAATTAGGTTTTTGCAGACCTACACGGTGAAGGCCGATGGCGGCGAGACATACAAGGAAGGGAAAGTGTATGACTTGCCGGATCCCACCGCGCAGCACTTTCTCAAAAAGCGCGGCCGTGCGGTCCCTTGCGACTCCGAACCCGAAGGCGCTGACGCTACGCCTGATAAGGAATCTGCGGTGCAACTTCCCGAAGAGCGGGAACTCGGTGGCGGCAAGGACCCGATTACGATCTTCACTAAGGCGCAACGGGCCTCTCGAAAGAAGGCCCTCCGAAAATGAACCCTGTTTCGCAGGCCTTCGGGCCTGCGACCTGACAGGTCGGAACAGGAAAGGATAACTATATGAGTACGAAAGCTCGATATAACAATGGAATTCTTGAGTTTTACGAGTCAACGACGCAAGAGAGGGTCGCCGTCTTCGCCCCGGTCCAGTTCGTCGAAGACTTTCTCGGCAAGTACCTCGATCTCTACGCCGCAGCCGACAACAGCGCCGGTAAGTGGATCGCCAAGGACACGAGTGCGGCGGGGACCACTGTTGAGGCCATCGTTGCCAATCAGCCGGGCGGGGTGATGCATCTGGCACTCGATGCGCAGAATGAGGAGCAGGAAGCCGGACTCTACATGAACGACAGCCTGCACTTCAACTTGGACAAGGGGCTTGTGGTGGAATTCCGGGTGGCTGCGCACACGTTGCCGACGCTCTTGGCCGAGTGCTATTTCGGCGTGGCGAACGCCTACGTCAAGGGCACCTTGGCCGCAGCCGACCAGGGGCCGACCATCCATGCCGTATTCATGCTGGACGGGTCCGGCGCTGTGACCATCCATACGGACGACACCAGCAACGACAATAATGCCGTTGCCACCGGGGTTACGGTGCTGGCCGACGCCTTCCATGTGTTCCGAATCGACTTCAGCAACCCGGCCGACGTGAAGTTCTACATCGACGGCAACCGGGTAGCGGGAACCACCACATTCGATATGTCGACCGGCACAAACGTGGTCGTTCAGCCCTACATGATGAACTACAAATCAGGCGGGGCTGGCCTGGGCGATATGTATTTCGACTACGTGAAGTGTTGGTCGAAACGATAGGGTGAAGGGGCCGCAATGATACTCAATTTGAAAACCGCGCCGGTAATCGAACCGGTCGACCTGGACGAACTCAAGAACCATTTGCGCCTGGACTCCGCGTTGGAGGACGCCACGCTTGCATCTTATCTTGCGGCAGCTCGTCAGCAC